ACTGAGTGATGTGCAAAAGATTGTGAGTGACAATCCTGCCCGTTTTAAGGTAGTGGTTGCAGGTAGACGTTGGGGAAAATCCTACCTTAGTATGAGTCAAATGGCAAAGTTTGCCAGACATCCAAATAAAAAAATCTTTTATGTTTCACCTACATACAGACAATCCAAACAAATTTTGTGGGATGATTTAAAGAATAAAATGTTGGCCTGTAGATGGGCTAAAAAGATCAATGAAAGTGATCTTACCATACGCCTGGTAAACGGCAGTATAATACATTTACGCAGTGCAGACAATCCAGACAGTTTGCGTGGTGTGAGTATTGATTATCTGGTTATGGATGAGTGTGCAATGATTGATCCAAAAACCTGGACAGAAGTATTACGCCCAGCACTGAGTGATAAAAAAGGCCATGCAATGTTTATCACAACACCCAAAGGACATAACTGGATTTATGATCTCTATCAGGGTGCTCACACTATGAGTGATTGGTTTGCTTATCAATCAACAACACTGGAAGGTGGAATGGTTGATGAAGATGAAATAGAAGCCGCCCGTGGTGAGCTGGATGAAAAAAGTTTTAGGCAAGAGTATGAAGCAACGTTTGAAACTTATGCAGGCATGATCTATTACAATTACAAAACAGAACAAAATGTAATTAAAAAGGATTGGGAGTTACCCAGGAATGAAATACTACATGTGGCAATGGACTTTAACGTAAGTCCTCTGGTGGCAGCCGTTTGTAGAGTTACAGGAAATGAAATACACGTTATAGATGAAATACAAATGGAGGGTTCAAACACCTTTGAAATGGCAGATGAACTCAAACACAGATATCCAAATAATAGAATGTGGGTTTACCCGGATGCCAGTGGCCAGGCACGTAAGACTAGCAGTAACACCAGTGATCATAATATCCTGAGGCAGGCAGGCTTTACTATAAAAGCAAAAGGTGTAAACCCACCAGTCAAAGATAGAATTGCGGCAATGAATGCAAGTTTATTAAGTGCGGCTGGTGATGTAAAACTTACAATAGATCCAAAATGTAAAAACTTATTGGAATGTATAAGCAAACAAACTTACAAAGAAGGAACACAAGTTCCTGACAAGAATGGTTCAAAAGATTATTCACACTTTAATGACGCACTGGGATATTTGGTACACTGGATTAATCCAATCAAACGCCCAGTAGAGAAGAACCGTGGGCCTGAATTGTTTGGCCATTATTGAGACTAAATAATACAAACTGGTGGGTTGATCTCCACCAACACTGGTGCCTGATCAGCGCCTTGCCCCAACCTTTATAAAGGAAAGACATATGTTAACAAAAGATGAATTACAACAAACGCATGACAGTTATGAAGCTGCGGCAAAGAACAGTAATTACCTTTACCGCAGTTTTATTGGTGGTGAAGAATACAAAGCAGGCAACTATCTTACAAAGTATTTAGGTGAGTCAAGCGGTCCAGGAGACCAGTATGCAAAGAGATTGAACAGTACACCACTGGACAACCATGTGCAAACAACAATTGACATCTACCGCAGTTTCCTATTCCGCACATTACCCAAAAGAGAGATTGGTAATTTAATCAACAATCCACTGGTAAAGGATTGGATGATGGACACTGACCAGGAAGGCCAGAACATGGACAGCTTCCTCAAGAGTGCAAATGATTTGGCAATGACAATGGGTGCGTGTTGGATACTTGTAGACAAACCAAGTTACAAAGTGGAAACACAAGCAGAAGAAATTGCACTGGGCATCCGTGCATACGCCGCAGTATACACAGTACCAAATGTACTCAACTGGTATTATGAACGCAACGTTGCAGGCAAAATGACGCTCAAGCACATCAAAGTTAAAGAATCAGAGAACACTGAATTTGTAACTTACACCTGTTGGTATGAAGATTATGTTGCAAAATATGTTTGTAGCAAACATGATGATGGCAGTGTGGAAAAGATTGTAGATTATCAAGAGTATGAAAATCCACTGGGATATATTCCTTTTGTATTTCATGCACCAATCAAATCACCAGTAAAAGGCATAGGCATCAGCTTGGTTGCAGATGTAGCAAACCAACAAAAATTTGTGTATAATTGTTTGAGTGAAATTGAACAGACAATCCGTATTAGTAGCCACCCAACATTAGTAAAAACTCCAGCAACAGATGCAACTGCAGGTGCAGGTGGTGTTGTAAGCATACAGGATGACTTGGATCCAGGACTAAAACCTTATCTATTAACTCCAAACACCAGCACAGTGGACAGTATTATTGATACAATTGAACGCAGTGTACAAGCTATCCAAAGAATGACACACACAAGTTCAATACAAGCAACAACTGGCACACCAATGAGTGGTGTAGCACTACAAACTGAACGCCAATTATTGAATGCAAAACTAAATGACATTGCAGATACATTACGTGAAACAGAACTAATGATGTGGCGTATTTGGTTGGACTGGCAAGCACTAACTGAGCCAGATGACTTCCACATTGAATATCCAGAAACATTTGACATGCGTGATGAACATTTAGAGCTAGAGTTCCTGCTTAAATCAAGAAGCAGTGGTGTAACTATACCAGCTTTCCAGAAAGAGATTGACCGTCAAATTATTGCACTAACAGTTGATGATAGTGAAATACAAACTGAGATCCTAAATGAAATGGATAACGCAGTATTCACTGAAGTGGTTATGGTGTTACCAAGAACTGGTGAAAATGTAACTGCCCGCAGTCAGGATGAGCGTGTTGCACTACTGGCAAATGGATATATTGAACTGGGCACTGAATGATTGATCCAGCAAAGCATGAGAAATTATTAGAGGAAACACTGGCTGATATCCGTGCTGGTGTTTTTGATGATCTCAAATCACTGGAGAATCAGATTGCTGAAATGGTAATAAGTGGCTTGCCTGCTGATATGATACGCCCACAACTTATAGCCGCCTTTAACCAAACTGGTGAGCAAACTGCACAAAGCGCAGGCGCAGTTACCAACCTGAGTGCAGATGTACAAGAGCAAAGTAGTATACCAGCAACACCAGAAGATGCAGTAGCTGAAACAGCATTGGCAAATCAAACCAAAACAACCATTAAAGGCACAGTAACTGGTGCGGCAGAAAACTTAATGGAAGTAATTGTACTGGGTGCAGCCGCAGGCACTGCTACTGAATTATTGGCACGCCAGGTGCGTGGTAGAATAAGCGGTGTATTCATGGAGAGTACGGATCCAGTGGTGCGTAGAACACAGCGTCAACTGAATAAACTTGTAAAAAGCGGAACAGCTGAACCTGCTGAAGTAGCAAAAGCCGTGAGAACTATCAGGGATAGATTAACTGGCGTAAACACAACAGCAAGCCTCAGAGACCTCACATCAAAAACAGTTGAAGAAACTGTAATGAAGTTTGATGGTGCATTTATTGCAGGCAAAGCAGAACGTGCTGGTATTGAAAGATTTGAATACGCAGGCGGAACAATGGAAACAACCCGTCCATTTTGTGCAGACTTGGATGGACAAACACTAACAAAAGATGAGATTTATGATTTATGGGATGGCTCAGATTGGCAGGGCAAAGAGCCAGGAGATCCATTTATTGTGCGTGGTGGGTATAACTGCCGCCACTTCTGGATACCCGTAGAAGAAGACTAAATAAAGATAATAAGTTGTGAACACTAGTTCACCAAAACCCTAACATAAAGGAATATGGACATGACCACTGAAACTCATGGTATAACTGAATCACCAGACACTGGGGCTGGCGTAGCAGGACAAGATAATGAATCCCAGGTTGAACAATCTAAAACATTTACTCAAGAAGAAGTGAATGATCTGATTGGAAAGCGTGTTGCACAAGTAAACCAAAAGTATCAAGGAATTGATATTGAGGAATACAAAGCACTAAAAGGTTTGAAAGAACAAGTAGAAGAAGAACAACTGATTAAAAAACAGGACTTTGATGGATTGTTAAAAAAGCAGAAGGAAAAGAGCAACCAAGAGATCTCCGCTCTTAGAACTGAACTGGAAACAATCAAAATTGATGGTGCACTCATCAGCGCAAGTTCAAAGGCTAAGGCATTAGCACCAGAACATGTAGCAAAGTTATTGCGTAGCAATGTAAGACTTGGAGAAGATGGCAATGTGGTAATCACTGATGCTGACGGTAATCCAAGATATACAGACAGCGCAGATCCAATGTCAGTTGACAATCTTGTAGAAGAATTTCTTTCAGGCAATCAATATTTTAGAGCAGCCGGTCCAAGTGGAACTGGCGCAAGCGGCAACGCACAAACAGCAAGCCAA